GTTAGCCCTTAGCCTCGGAGATCGTGCTCTGCCTGCGCATTGTCTCTGGGAACCCCCAGGCGGGTACTGGTTAACGGCCCAGTCACCGAAAGTACGAAGGCCAGCTTCGGCAAAGGAAATCGGTTATAAAGATCGTGTGTGGCATGCGTGCTACACGCGAACACTGGCACGCCGCAGTGCTCGCGAGAGGGGAGGTGGTGTCACAGTAACGGGTAGTGCCGACTGGACGGGAGGTCACGGCTGTGAAATGCCGTGTCTAAAGTGAGATGTTGGGGCCTTTGGAGGGCTCGACGCCTGGTGTAGTAGCCAGGTTGCCGCCGATCATCACCCTCGGGTGTAGGGGTATCCCTCCACGACATTGTGGTTCCCATTCTCAACTCCTGACCTCGCCTGTCGAAACTCCGGGCCTGTATGCCCTGACGAGTATAAACTCGAACTGTTTACACCCCAAAGAAACCGAAATGCAGACAACAAGACCAGTTTTTCTCTTCTGGCCTGGGTTCGGCTTGCCGGATGGCTCGGTTTCTCTGGACTCTCCGTCCAGTTCTTTTCTTCTTCAAAAGAGACTTCGTCGACGCCGGGGCGGGTGCCCGGTTGCTAACGACGTAAAATCTCAATCGCCTGGCGGAGGTCCCTCATCCTTCGCGATAGAAACAAAAGAAAAGGTTGATCCTGCCAACATGGATTGTAAAAGATTGGCGCGCAATGGAGGGCTTGCGCGTAGAGCTGTGAGGCTTCTTGCCGATGATCAGTCTCTGGAAAGCGAGAGGGTTCGTCCCTTACCTCGCCGGATCAAATGCGGTCATCTTCGTTCCGCTATCCGGGCAACTTTCTCTGAAGACCTTACTCCGGTTCAAGAGCTAAGTATCAAAACGGCACAGAAACTCGAAGTGTCGCCGTGCTCGTCTTGCGAAAGTGAGAAGAGTGAAATACTTAGGAAATATAAAGAAGAGAGGTTCAGACCAGCCGAACCGGTGGGGGAGCAATTCCTCGCCCGCTTCAAAAAAGCCTGCGCGTGTAACGTGGCGCGTGGATGGAACCTGAAAAAGTTCCCTTATATCCCTAATGGGAACGCGAGTCGTTTGTTTTCTCGCAAGGAAGGTGGGAACTGGAGGACGGAATCCTTCAGTTCCGGGTGCCGGGCTGAGTTGGTGTACTCATCCGGCAAACCAAGGGTGGTCACGCTCTATTCGTCTGAGAACGTGGCACGATTGACGCCCTTGCACCTAGCCTTGTACGACTCATTCGCCGAGAAGGGATGGCTCTTGACTGGTCCACCGACCGAGGAAAGAGTCAGGCGACTCAACCATGGGGTTTCCGGCCCATATGTGTCCGTCGATTACTCGGCGGCCACTGACCGTATTAGGACCTGTTTTGTACAGGCCATGGTTGAGGTCCTGCTCGAGAAGAGTGTCTCGTTGACTGTGGACGAGGTCGAAGCACTTCATGTGCTTGCCAACCTCCGCTTCGATCCGCACGATCCGGTTGCCGTCCGCGGCCAGCCGATGGGTAGCCCTATGAGCTTCCCGCTGCTGTGTTTGATAAACAAGGCAGTTGTCGACTTGGCACTCGCAGATCTCCAGGAAAACGGTAGAATCTCGGCAAAGCAAGTTGCTGAGCATCGCTGTCTGATCAAAGGCGATGATCTCCTTTACCGCGAGTGTGACAGTTCTCGCGGTATACGTGCCGGTATCCTCCGCAACGGGGCCTTGACGGGTCTCGTGGTGAACGAGGAAAAAACGATGGTCTCCGCCGTATGGGCCGAGCTTAACAGCACGGCTTTCTACAACGGGGAGAGGAGAAAGAAAACGAATGTCGGCGTCCTTGTAAAGAGGAACACGGTGTCTGACCCGATCGGCTTCATCGCCGATTCGGTCGTCAGGAGGCGGAATTTTCGGCGTCTTCTCCTTTTTTGGGAGAAGCCAATTAGATACGCCGAAAGGAAGCTACAAGGCCCGATCCCTAGGTGCTTTTACAGCGCCTTGTGGTGCGTTCGGGATGCACTGTGCTCCGCCCCCAGGGGACGAGCCAAACCGACCAACCCCTTTCCCGTAGTACCTAGGCCTGCTGGGTACGATTTGTCTCGCGAGAAAGAGGTTGCACTAATCCACCAGAGGGTGGCCAGGCTGAAGGCGTGGGATTATAGACCTGAAAAACCTGTCAGGTCACAGCCCACGCTGGAGAGGGTGAGTATCCAGCTCGCCCTAAGAAGAAGACGACCAGCCGAGGAAGACAATATCCTGAAAGTCCTCGCCGACGGCTGGCACTGGGAGGTAAAAGAAAAACTGCGAATAGAGGACGATGCCGGCCCCGCGCTGACCACGTGGGCCTGGGGCTCGGAGTCGAAGGCTTGCCTTCTTCTCGACGTACTCGCGGCATTTCGACAAAGGAAACGGTTGGGTTGCGCGAACCCGGACGCAGGACCGTCGTGTCCTGGGGACGGTGATCCGTTCTCGCGTGGCGACTCTTTTATCGCGTTCGATGATCCGGTACTAACCTGAGAGGGGTTAGTGAGACTGCGAACACTCTTCGGAGGTCGACAGCAGAACGGTGAGGACAGGGAGGAG